CCAGACTGGTTGGTGTAGCGGGAGCGCATTGCGAAGATCAGTCCAGTAGGACCGTTCATCGGTTGAACGCCAGCCAGTTCATAAGCAACCAGATTCGGCATAGAGCGACGAATCAGGGAGATCAGAACGGGATCGAAACCAGCGGTAGGACCAGCATCAGCAGAACCAGCGCCGAAAGCACCAGAAGCACCTACAGCGTTGCCGCTGTTAGTAGGAGCAGCTTCGTTCAGCATACCAGTGCCGCTTTCAAAAGCAGCCTGCTCACGCAGGAAACGCTCTTGGTTCTCAAGAAGAACAGCGGTAGTAGCACGACGGTGGGAATCTTTAATAGCATCAACGCCTTCGGCGTCGAGCAATGGAGCCCACTTCTCCATTAATTGTTGTTGATTGTACATTTTGGGGGGTAGTGTCTAATTTGGGACTAGTTTACTTCATACCAAGGGCTTTCAAATACTGGGTCATCGAAGCAGATGCCTCAACACCAGTCTCTGAGGTTACGCCCTCAGATAGTGTTTCCACTTTGTTGGAAGAAGGTTTTTGCTCACTGGGGAAATAGGATTCTCTCAGTGTAACCAGCTTCTCACGATAAGAGTCTTCACCCTCAAACTCAACACCTTCAGACAATGCTTGCAGTTTCTCTCTTTGAGTTACAGCCAGACCCTCGGTTACTTCACGGAAAATTCCATCAGCTGTAGTTTCGCCAAGGCGCTTGTTAAGAGAAATGTTAGCTTCAATCTGCTCGTTAAGTCTGCCTTCCATTTCATCAAGTTTGGAGACCATGCTCTCCAGAACATCATATTTCTCGTCAGGGATGTGTACATAATGATCTTCAAAAAGACCTTTCATTCCTTGCAGGAACGATTCGGTCATTTCGGTCTTCAGACCGTGCTCAACTTCGATCTTGTTCTCGGAGACCCACTCTTCAGAAACATACTCAAGGTATGCATCGACGCGCTCTACGAGTTCCGACTTAACGGTCTCAAGATCTTCGGTGATTTTTGCTTCGTACTCAGCAGCCATTGCTTCTTGAACTTCAGTTACCTTAGCGGTAACAGCAGCCTCGAAGATTGTGCGTGCTTTGGACTGGAATTCTTCGGAGAGTTCTTCACCACCGAAAAGGGCAGCGAGATCTTCTTCGATGTCAACAGCAGGTGCTTCAGTCTCTTCGACTTCTTGCTCAGCAACAACTTCCTGAGTCTCTTCGACTTCAGGCTCGTCGCCTTGCTTCAGTACCTCGGTGCCGATGGACTGCATAGGTTCTGCACCTTTTGCGCCACGGTTGACAACATCTCTTACAGTTTTGACTTTGGGTTCTGCGAGTTTCGCGGAATCATTGTCGGGCTTGTAGTTCTCGGGGGTAGGACCACCAAGATCTTCTACAGAAGCCAGACCAGTTCCAGGATCGGCAAGCTTAGGCATAGCCTCAGCGCCTTTCGCACCCCTTGTTACAGGATTTTCCATTTCTTGTAATTCCTTAGCGGACATTGGTGAACTCTCCGATTAGATCGTTGATATAATCTATATTTATTTATAAATTAGAGACTTGAAAGGAACTTGTTGAACAGTGCCAACTTGTTCTCCTCAAGAGCTCTTTGGTCTACAAGGGTATTAATTTGCTTGTAAGTTTTTTCCACGAGTCGCTCGCGGACGATACCTCCATCCATTACCCAATCTTTTCCTTCCATGATACCTTCAACAAAAGCATCAGGTGCAGAAGGATCGGCAACGATATCAGCAGCAGTGGCAAGCATAAAATCAGGAGAGACGATTTTAACGCCATTCTCATTTACTGAGAGTGTGCCGAGACCACGAGAAGAAACGCCCAACTTAACACCTTCATCGATAAGATTTTGTGCAATCTTACCCATGGGGGTATTGAGAAGTTTTGCCTTACCGATAAAATTAGTTCCCTCTTCTCTGAGAGAAGTAATCTTATGGGAGACACGATCCAGGTTAAGAGTAGGTCCTTCGGGGTGACCGAGTTCACCGAGAGCTCTGCCTTTGTTGACAAAACTTTCGTTGTAGCGAGCTACTTCTTTACGAAGAGTCTCCATAGGATACATCCGACCATTTCGGTTCTTGATGTCACCTTGCAGGAATACACCTTCGATAAACATCGACTTTTTACCGTTGCGTTCTTCAACGATAAGTTCGACCTGTTCGATTTCTTCTGTGATCAGTTTCATTTGATTAGCCTGTAAATCCTACTTTGGAACCCTTTACGCCAGCGTTAGCGGCAAACACGCATTGAGTTGGTTGCTTCTCAAGAAATTCAACACTACCTGCAGGCATTGTAAAAGAACCTACAGTGTCTCCACTTCTAGTTTCAACAAGTGTCACTAAATGAGCACTTGTGTGAGTGTTGACCAAACGGACAACAGTAGCCTCACTAAAACTAACAGCAGTACCAGTTGTTGTGGGCAGAGCTGCCTCTGCACCTTTTAGTAATGTTCTTGCCATTATTCTGGGTCCTGAGTTTCTTGTTCAGATGCACCAAAGAGACTTGCAGCAGCATCAGGACGCAATGCGTCTACTTTTGCTGCAGCTCTCTGATAAAGAAGGTCCTTAATCTGGTCACTGATATCCACGGCAGACGAATCCGTCGCAATCATATTAACTAGTTCTTCCATTGATATAAATCAGAGGTATAAACTTATTTATCAGATCTCTCCGCCAGACGGATTTTCTTGCGCTTTTTGCGGATTGGGTGCAGGTGGTAATGCAGCAGGATCTTCTTGACCTTCAATTTGACCCTGCTCAGGTCCACCTGCCATTGCACCCTGTTCCAACTCAAGCATTTGCTGGTTTGGATCTGGGAGGATACCCTTTGCAATTTCCTCTTCAATCTGTTGATCAATCTCAACGATTTCTTGATCTCTCTGACGCAGAACTTGACGGCGAATATACTCAGTCGAATAGTAACGACCAGCATAAGGTTCGATCATCGCAAGCATGTTGAGACGACCTTCCATCAATTCCTTATCTTTGAGTTCCGCAAAGTGGTTATCATATAAGAAGTCGAACTGAATGTGCTCGGACATTGTTTCCCAATCTTGGGGAGTAACAACATTCTTCAGAAGAAGTTGTGTCTTCAGAAGATCCAAGAACATTGCAGCAAAACGCTTACGCAGACGACCAACAAACTTACTAAATTTGAGTTCGTCGCGTAAGATTTCAGAAGATCTACCTAGGTTGAATCCATCGCCAGAGCCTGCGATTCTGGATTCGGGCACTGCTAGGGATCTATAGAGTTTTTTCTGGAAGTACTCAATGTCTGCCAGTTCTCCGAGGTTCTGCCCGCCAGGAAGGGTAGTGATTTCTGTACCGCGCCCTCCCTCGCGGCGTGGAAGCCAGAAGTCTTCCAACATACTCATCATCTTTTTGTCATCACGGATCTCGCCACTGTTGGAATCATATACCAACTTGTTACGATATCTCATCATGACTTCACGAAGGTATTGCTCTGCCTTTACCTTCGGAAGATTACCAACATCGATGTAGAAAATACGACGCTCAGGTGCGCGAGACAATCTGTAGATAACCAGAGAGTCTTCAATCATACGAAGTTGATTGAGTGACTTAATTGCTTTGTGCAAATAAGACAGACCTGTGCCTTTATTTCTATCGACAAGACCAGAAGTACAATATGTAATTGCGTCCTTTGAGATCTTGACACCCTTCATTGCAGTGCCACCACCAGGGGCAGCAATGTTTGTCGGGTATTGAGGTTTCGGAGTATACATGAAGTATTCTTCGATCTCAGGGAAATAAACTTTCTGTTCTTCCCGAATACCTCCTTGATTAAACAAGTCCTTGCGATCATCTTTCTTCTTCTCTTTACGCACATAGCGCATTTTGAGAGGATCGATGTATCTAAGTTCTTGCAAACCCTCTTGGGGGTTTTGGATATCAATTACTTTGTTATAGTAAAGTCTACCATCAACATACCAATTCCTGAAAATCTCGTGAGACTTTACATCAAAATCTAAAAGATCTTTAATATGTTTGAATTCTTTGCGGATAATATTTTTAATACCATCACTTGCATTGAGGTTTTCCAGATCAATTTCTACAGGAGAATCATTTTGATCTGAAACGATAGCTTCATTGACAACATCTTCGATGGCATTGTCCACTTCTGGGTGGAGTGCCATCTCCCTATATCTTCTAATGAGTTCATGCTCAGTTTTGTAGATACCTTCAATATCTACAACTTGACTAGAAAAACCACCCTGAATATAATAATCAGCCCCACCCTCACCAGTGGTGGGGATAGGACTGACTACACCCTTGGGCGTCTTTTCATTATCTTCAATAGAAAATCCGAAGAGTTTCGACATTTTAAATAGGGTGTCTTTGATATCAAAGACTATTTATCAAGCGACATCTCCGCCATTTCCAGCAGCTTCCCACCATTGTACTTGGAGAGTAACAGTAAACTCTTCAGTACCATCTGCTTGATCGTAAGAAAGATCTTGCTGAGAGATGTTTGTGGGGAATACGCTGTAGAACTTGTAGGTTCTCAGAATAGGAAGGTTAGCGTCAGACTCCTGGGAATTAGGAGCAACAGCAGATCTGCCAAGTTGATAAACATAGGCATCTCTGGTGTAATCCTCAGGGTTGGTATTACCAGCACCATCAGATACTTTGACTACAGAGTTCATCCATCTCTCGAAAGAGGAACGGATAGCGAAGTCAGTGTCGTTGATTACGGTGATAGTCCACTCATCGAATGTTCTGTCACCAGCGATCTTCAGGGTGCGACCTCTGAAAGGAACACTGATAGGGGCAATGTTCGATGCAGGAAGTGCAGCTGCCTTGACAAGGAATCTTGCCTTAGCATCAAGATCACTAACAGAGTCATCTACGACTCCATCGGGGAAAGCAAGAACAACCTCAAAGAGGTTAGGTCTTGCAATACCGCCAGACAGGCGGGACTTAAACTTGTCAATCGTCCTGTCTGCGGTCTTTGGGGGATTTTGTTGGTTGATAGCCATTAGTTGGGTTCTCCGTTGAGTTTATTATTAAGGCGATCAAACTCGACCAATAACTTCTTCAAAACTGACGCCCGTGCGTGTAGCAACGAAGGTCAGACCGATGAAGTTAATCGACCTAGCAGGTTTGATAAAGATGTCAGCAACGAATTCGTTGTTGTCAATCACCGCAGCGGTGTTGTTTGTCTCGTCGCAAACTACGACGAAATCGGTGATACCTCTCTTCGATTGTACATCGCGGAGGAACGGTTCAACAATGTTCAGGAAGTTGAGTCTTGTGATCTCATCGTTGAACTCAAAGAGTTGATCTCTTGCAGCAGCAGAAATTGCTTTCTCCAAGTAGATGAACAGACGACGAACATTGATTCTGTCGAAGGCAGATGCCTTACCCAGAGCAGTCTTATCACCGAAGAGTACAATACCAGCACCTGCGGAGAAGATTACGGGGTTGACTCTTGCAGAGTACAACTTATCTCTTTCTGCTTGTGAGGGGTTGTATGCCAGTTTAACTGCGTTGAGGATTGCGCCTCTAGTTGTACCACCTGGCGAGAACCAGGGGAAGTTGTTGATGTCATTTCTAGCACAAACGCCAGCAATGTCACCATTCAAAGGAACATAACGGAATGCTTTACTGAAGCGGTCGTACATGTACTTGTAACCGCTGTCAAGAATTGCATAAGAAGAAGAGGTTACCGACGAATAGAAAGCAGTAATTGCTGAGGTAACCGTATCAGAGTTGAGAGTGAGATCCTCACCATCACCTGATGTTGCAAGGAATGCCTGTCTAAACGGCGAGATGCAAGCAACACAATCCTTTCTCAGTTCTGCAACTGCGATAAGTTTGTTTGCGAGTGCTTGTGATTGCTCCCTACCATGAGCAGCAGAACCCATGATCAGGAAGTCCAGTTCGTAAGCATCCTTGTTAGCAAGGAGATCGTAACCACTAGACAAATCACCAACGCTTACTT